TAGTAATTTCTGTTGATTTATTATCAGAGCGTCTAGGTAACCAGAAATCATCCATCATAGAAAGGAATCTTCTATCATCTCTGATTTCACCTGTTGTAGCATCATAAACGACTTTATTTTTATATTTAGTCATAATATCTTTAAGATATTGTTCTGCCTTCATTTTAGGTAGATTACCGACATCAATATAAAAAATACGTCTTTCTGGAGCTCTTGATACTTTGTAAATTACGCTAGCATCTTCAATCATTCTTAGTTGATTTAGAGGTTTGATGCATTTATGTAAATTACTTAATATAATTGATCGTTTTGCGTCTAATAACCCTGATGTAACGCAAATCATTGAATCTGGGGCAATTCTTAATCCGGAATTAGTTAAATTAGATTTTGTTGATATAGTATCAGAATAGATATAATATTCAACATAACCGGCGACAATATCGTATCCAGTAGTTTGATCTTTTACTTTTTTAATTTCGCGAATTTTTGTAATTTTTCGTGGATCTGTATATCTTAATTCTTGAATACCCGCATTTGGGTTTGCTTTATCAAGAATAATATTATAATACATTCTTCCATCAATATAATATCTTCTAAAAATATCTTGACCCAGTTGTTTAAAATTCAAAAGAGTCAAGATATTATCAAATTCATCTTCAATAGCTTTTTTTATTTTTGGTGCAACTTTTAAATTATCTAATTTTAATTTTACAATAACACCATCTTCATTGATAATAGCTTCATTAATAATATCATCAACTGCACTTTCTATCTCTGGCTGCATAGCCATTTCACGATATCTAGTGATTAATTCTACGTCATTTTTATAATTTGAATCTAAATCAATAGTTGTGCCATAATGCGCTGCTGCAGTAATAGTTACTGCACCATCATCTAACACTGGTGCTGAAAAAGAAGGTAGCACTTCCTGTGCTGGTGTATCTTTCCCTATTTTAAAACCGAATAATGAGAATTTAGCCAAAATAAAATACCTTTTTAATAATTAATAGTATATTCTTATATATTAGGTTACAGAATCTGATTCCCAATATTGATAAGAGAACGTCACATTAAATTCTTCAATTCTATCGTTTGAACCCCAATCAACTTGAATAGGATCAACTGTATTAGGGAACATACCAACAAATTTATATGCTTTAATTGGGGTTCCAATTTTACTATATTGTGTTACTGTAGCATCAGCGCAATATAATTGCGAATTAATTGCTCCAGCAGCACGAACGTTTTGTGAATGACTGTTTAATTTATCTGACCATCTTTCGAACGCATTTCTTACGATAAAATCTTCATCATTAATAATCGTCAAACTCCAATCTGGGAATTGTCTATCACCAGCAAATTTTACTTGACGACCAAAATAAAATTGTGTAGCAACACCCACGATTGATGGTGGTAATGATGTTGCATGAGCCATAAATGTTAATTTTTGAGATGCAATAGGTGAACTTGCAACTGTTGGAAATGTTAAAGACACTGAAAATAAATTAGGTCTCGCTCCATCACCAATCATTGCCGATCTAAATTCTGCAATATTGAACGCCATGTTTGGATACTCCTTGTTAAAAAATCGTAATTATTCTTTTAATTATTTATATGAGCCAGTAACGAATCACTGGCTCACAAGTTCATTATTTAGAATTTGCCTGCAATTTCAGTAAAGTCAACGCCAGTACGAACTGCTACGAAATTCAACTGGATAAAGTTAATAGATCTAGCTGGTTTAATATAAATATCACCAACAAATCTATTTGTATCAATAACTTCAGCTGTGTTGTTTGTGTCATCACAAACAACTTTAAAGTCGTAAATACCTCTACGCCCTTTTACATCTCTTAAGAATGGTTCAACCATAGACACAAATTGAGCTCTTGTAAATGCATCATTAAATTCAAATAGAGAGTATTTAGCCGCAATAGCAATTGCTTTTTCAAGAACGATAAACAATCTACGAACATTAATACGATCAAACGCAGATGGTTTTGTTTGCATAGTTTTATCGCCATATAAAATAATACCTTCACCTGGAAATGCAACAACAGGATTAATACCATTTTTATACAATTCATCTCTTTGAGCTTTAGATGGATTCCATGATAATTTAATTGCATTCAAAATTTGACCGCGATTAAATCCAGCAGGAGACCACCATGGATCTCTAATATTATCAGTTCTCGCGCATAATCCAGCAATATCACCGTTTAATGGGACATAACGATATTTGTTATTGTATTTATCAAATTGATATTTCCATCCAGAATCAAATACTGAATATGATGTAGAAGGAGTTAACCCATTTCTATATTCAATAATATTATCTAAATTAATAGATTCAACTGCATCAGCTCTAGTTGGAGAAACAAATGCAACGCAATCTTTTCTTTGATTTACGATATCCAATGCATGATTTACAACAGTTATATCATTATCTCCAGTAAGAACTAAAGAAATATCAACTTCGTCAGGATTTGCAAATAAATCGTAAGAGGAATATATATCTGCTGTAGTTGGAGCAACATCAGTTCCTCCGGATAATTTACTTGAATAATTTTTTAATTTATCGAATTCTAAACCTGTGTCGCAAGTAGAACCCCAATTAGAAGATCCAACAAGGTGATCAGCTACATAAACATATTTTGACGCATTAAAAAGTTTGGTTACATAATAATTCGGAGAACCGTCATCTGTTCTTGCATCATCAGCTTTAGATACATGAGAGTATTTCTCTAATACAGTATCTCTTTCTCCTGAAAATTTGCCATCGGTATCAATAACAATAATATGTATTTCATCATTTGCAGAAGTTTTTCCTGCTGCATAAACTGAAGTTCCTGGAGCTGAATCAAATGCAGATGCATATGCCCATTTTGTTGATGTTGTTAAATTGGTTACATTAGCACTCATTGGTTCAGATATTACAACTGATGTTGTACGCGCATCTACTGCAGTAACGCTAACTACATCATAACTTGTTCCGCTAATAGTAATAATATCACCAGAAGATAAGAATGTATTAGCATATCCTGTATTTAAAATTACAGTAGAACTTGCTGATGTTGTATTTGCAGTTAATCCGGTTTTTAAGAAAGAATCTGATGAAGAGCAAACGCTAACAGTTAATGAATTGCCGAATGTTCCAGGATAACGACCATAAAATCCACCAAATTTAGTAATTGATCCCGCTTCAAAATTTAGTTCGTAATCTTCTTCATTTGAAATGCTGACATTAGTTTGATATGCTGGTAATGTAACAGAAGCCCCAGAAGTATCGCCGACTAAGTTATTATAAACAACAACTGTATTACCGCTAACTGTATTTGCAGTTAATGTAAATTGATTTCCACCTGGAGTTGTTACTTTAAATGTATCGCCGCGCGTTATATATGATGATACTTCATCAGTAAATACAACATTATTGCTTGCACTAGCTGTAGTTGCAGTTAAATTTCCTAAATCGATAAAATCAGAAATACTTGTTGAGTTAAATGTATTTGAATTATCGATAGCTCTTACAACTCTAAGATTGTTTGTATATGCTAAGAAATTTGCTGCTGTAAAAAATGATGTAAAATTGTTATTATTCGGTTTTCCGAAAATTGATGCTAATCTGTTTTCTGAGTCAACTAATACTCTAATTGCCGCTGGTCCCCAGCTAAATTGCCCAGCAAATGCCCCAATAGAAGAACTTACGCCTGGAACGACGTTAGTTAAATCTATTTCAGATACATTTACTCCTGGCGATAATTGAAATCCCATAACTTATACTCCTTGTTAGTAAAATAGAAAATATCTTTCATGCAAGTATTTATAATTTTGGTATTTTATGTTTAATAATAAAATGCTGCAGGTTGAACAGTTTCCCATAAATCTCCATCTTCTAATGTAAATCTATCCATTAATGGGTTACTAAATTGTGGCATAGGCGGAACATCAATATCATCTTCTTTAATATAATTATTTTCTATTTGTAATCTTTTGCGAATATCTGTAGAAGATAATTCTATAAATAATTTTTGAGTAGATAACCAAGCAAAAATGACAAGAGTCATTGCTAAATCATCATTTGCACCTTCTTCAGCCGCAAATGAATTATTTGTTGCAATAAATCGAGTTAGTTCATATATTGTTTCGCTAGAATTAATTCGTAATTTATCAGTTTCAATTAACGTTTTTAATGTAGTACACCCAACACGTTTTACTAATGGACTCATATTGACGCCATTTTGTGTTGCTTTACCGTTTTCGCTTATTTGTTGAGCTTTTTTATTTCCAGCATAAACTTTTAATACATTTTCATATTCTAAATCTTGAAATAGAGTATCTGCTACCGTTGGATTATTATTTACCTCAATTAATACATATGCGTTGTTGTAATATTCTCCAGCCATTTTAATAATATCTGGAAATAACATTGGATGCAATTGATTATTTCTATATGTAGCTACTTGAGTATATGGAATTGTTGATACATCAAAAATAGAAAATGCGGCATAATCTAAGTTTTTCCCTTCTGAAACGTCAACAGTCATTGCATAGATGTGATCTTTATCTATTTGTTTTTTCGTTTCTTCATCAAATGATTCTTTAACTGGAGGAATAAATACATCCATTTCATTTGGAATTGTTATTCCGGAGAATATTTCATCATCTGTATCTAATGGATCTATTGCAACAAGAGTTTGTAATTTAGATCCGTCGATTAATGTATTTGTAGAACCTAAAAATTCGCAACCAAATTCTTGGTTAAACTGACGAGCAGAAGTATTTCTAATCGTAGTTTCTTTCCAGTTTTCATCGCGCCCTGGAACTCTAGACCAATGAATATCAACAGCTTTATAATCACTCTTTTTACTTACTGCATCCATCCACATTTTGTAGTATAAATTCATACCACGAGGAGTAGATACAATAATAATTTTTGTAGTTTTACCTGATGAAATTACAGGATATGTTGAAGTAAAGAATTCTTCTGCTAAGTTATTATGAACGTGAGCAAACTCGTCCATAAATACAAGGTTAAATGATCCGCCACGAACAGAAGAAGCAGCAGTAGAAGCTGCTAACATCTTAGAACCATTTTCTAACTCAATACTACCTTTATTCCATATAACAATACCTTGTTGTAGCCACATAGGTAAATTTTCATATGCTAATTGGTATCTAGATAGAATCTCAACAGCTAATGATTTTTTATTGGCAGTAATAGCAATGTTATAATTTTCAGTAAATAGCGATAACCATAAAAGATAACCAACAGATGTGGTGGTTTTACCTGATTGTCGACCAATTCTTACAATAGAAAATCTATTCTCATGAAATGCTTGAACCATTTCTTCTTGGTAATCATGCATATCAAAATAAACAAGACCTTCATCAAGATTAATAATTTTTACATAATTTCTAATAAAATATATTGGATTATTAATACATTTTCTAATCTCATCTCTTTGGAATTCATCAAATTCCCAATTTTCAATGCCTGCTCTTCTTAAATTAGGGTTATCTCTATAATATAATTTATTACTGCCTTCAAAATCAATCATTCAGTATTCTCATTTTTAATAGATCTTATTAAATCTTTTGTGGATCCAACGAAAACTGCATTTTTTATATTTTGTGTAACGGTTTCTTTTTTTCCGGTAATGTCGCGCATTTTCTTTTGAACTTCTAGTAGTTCTTTTGATGCATCAACAACAGTTTTGATCATATTACCTGCGACTTCAAAATCGCGAGCTTTTTCTGATTGCCTAGCAATAGCTAACATATCATCAATTGCTTCAGTTCCTTTTGATATTAATATATCGATACTTTCGCGGGTTCTTTCGTAATCAGTTTTTAAATCATGATCGAGTAATGTTGAAAGGTTATGCGTTGATTCTACAGGTAAAAATTCTGCAAATTCAGTTTCTTCTTCTGTCACCGGTGAAGGAACGTTAAATAAATCCTCCATCGTTCTATTAAATTTACTCATAAGTTATATTGTTTTATCAATTATTACTACATCTAATGCATATGGACCAATTGGTGGAAAAGTATTTGGAGTTGGAGTTATTGATGTTGCATAAACTAATCCGCTTTCGGGTAATTCTCCTATAAAATATTCTGCAGATCCTGCAACATTTCTTAGTAATGCGTGTTTAGTAAATGAGCCTATTACATTTGACACAGATAATATTTTTGTATATTTATCCCATGAAGCCACTGTTGCTTTTGCTGAAGCTGTGTCATAATTATATCCTTGATATATATTTTCCCCTCCAACAAAATCACCGAATCCATCAATTAATTTTAAATTAATGTAAGTATAATTTTGAGGAATATACATATTTGTATTCGCAGTTAAAATTGGAATATATGTTAATGGCGGTTGGTAAATAAAACTTCTGGCTGTAAATGTTAACGTTCTAAATACCGATCTAACTGGAGAATCAAATGAACCTGTTGAATCTTCTTCTTCGGAATCTCCATTAAATGTTACGGGTATAGTTTTAATTATACCTGCTTCCGGAACCATAACGATACGCATATTATAATCCGGTTGAAAATGCGATAAAATATATTCCATTATTTGATTGGCATCTTCAATATTTCTTGTGTACAATATTAATTCAAAATTAAAATTATATGGAATAGGTGAATTAACATAAGTATCTCCTAATCCAGCGCACCCCATCAATTTATTTACAGGGTTTAATTTTCTATCTACATCATACTCCATGGTCGTTAACCCATATTCAATACGAGGTAAAGTTATTTGGACTTTTTCGCGCGAAATATCTAATCTTTTTACATATTTTTCTTTATCGCCATAGATAATAGGAACTATCATTCTTTCTACTTCTATCCCATTATCATCGTATTTTATTAATGGAATATCTTTAAATAAACTAGCAAATGTAATGGTAGTTTTTCTTATTGATTGTAATCTGTATGTCATATTTTACCTTTAGTATTTTAAACTACCAAAACCTTCTGATGGGTCTAAGAATCCAATTACTTCATTAAATATAGGTAAATTATCAAATTGAGATTCACGAATTTTCGTATCAACGACAGTTAATAAATAGCTAGAATTACTTGTTTGACCAACAATAGATCCTGCTGTGTTAGAGAATTCCCCTTTGGTATTCATTACAACTAATATTGTATTTGCTGCATCCCAAGAAACTACTTCAGCTTGAGCTAATTTATTATTTGCAGCTCCTTGATAAATAATTTCGCCAGCCACGTAATTACCGGTTCCATTTTGAACGTCAATTATCGTTTTATATGCTTCAATAAGTTCTATTTCATCAATAAACTCAATACCAGTATCAAGGCTTTCGTCATTATATTTGAACGGTTCAAGAGATAATTCGTAATAAAATGGTCTTATTCTACCTAGAGTATATAAATCTTTTGATGTGTTAACAAACTTAATTTCAAATAATTCGCCTGAATCTTTAAAAAATGGAATAAAAATTAAATTTCCTTCCTTTGGAACTTCGAACTGATTATTAGTTCGTTTCATAAATTCTTTAAAGGTAAATTGAATTTTAGTCTGGTTTCTTACTTCCAATCCAAATTTAGAAAAGAAATCCTGTTCGTCTCCATAATCCATTGTATTGACAAGATACATATCCATTTTATACGCGTCATCAAAATGCTTTAAAGGATCGTCTCCATAGATCAAATCTCGTCCTTCAACGTTCGTATTTGGAATATAGTACCCGCTAAAGCCTTGGATATTTATCGCCTCGTTGTAGAGATCCTCAATTAAATTTATCTCGACTGCAGGTTTACCATAATTCTGAAAATATTTACTTGGCATAATGTTTATCCAACTAAAAATTGAACGGGTAATTCGTATCTATCTTGCATTTCAGTTTCCAATCTTTGAATATCTGCTGTTGCTTCGTCAAATGTTTCTTTACCATTTAGCGTCAATCCACCTGGAAGTTGGATTCCTCCAAATTTCTTCATATTATCGCCCCATTGACGTTTAAATAATGAAGTAACGTATTCTTTTAGCCAACGGTCATTATAAACGCTTTCATATGTTTCTGGATCAATAGCTTTATATCCTTCTGCAATTACATTAGTACCAACTGGTATTTGAGCAGAACCCCAACCCCAATCAACATATAATTTATGGGTATGGCGCTGAAATCTAATTGGAACATCTCCTGTAAACATTTCGCTTAAATTTTGAAGATGCTGCATTGTAATAGAGAAATTGGTATAAGATGTTGATGTAAAATCATATAATTCGTGTAAACGAAGTTGATATCTTAAATCAAACATATTATTTTTTGTGATTGTATCATTAAGAGGAAATACTCTTGTAATGCCTAAAATGCCTGGATCAACATTAAAATATCTTTGATCAACATCTTCTTGTGTAATTACATGCATCCAATAAAAAGATTCAGTTGCATCATAATGGTAATCTTGATAGAATTGTAATGCATCATCTATTCTATCTTCTAATTGATCATCATCAACATTTATCTTTATTACTGGAGCACCTAATCTTCTTAGAGCATAATCTTTTAATTCATCTCTTGTTGTAACTTGAGCCATTTTAAATGCCTATTTGTATCTATTGTAGTATTGGAATTGATAAATTAAATATGTAAAAGTAAATATCGCCTAATATATTTTTATTTTTTCTCTAATTCATCAATTCTGTTAGTCAATTCTTTTATCGCTTCTATTAAATATGCAATAATACCTGAATAGTTTACGCTTTTTAATCCAGTATTATTAGTATTGACTAAAAATGGTAATATACTTTCTAATTGTTGCGCAATAACACCAGCGCTTTTATTTTTATTAGATTTCCATATAAATTCTACTCCGCTAATATTGTTTATTACATCCAAACTATTCGTTATTTGTGTGACGTCAGTTTTAACGGATTCGTCAGATAAAGAATTAAATGTAGTAGAATTTAAAGTTCCTGTGTTTGGGTTAAAATATAAATTAGTACTCGAAGTATTTGCAGTTGCTAATGTTCCGGATGATACATTTGCTAATAATAAATTGTAATCGTAATCAGTTGTTGAATCATCTGAAATCTTTATACCAGTATTAGCTCTAGCAAATGCAGCAGTAGAAATTGCTACACCAGTATTAGCTTGAGCAAATGCTGCTTGTCCTATCGTTTCTGTATTAGCTCTAGCAAATGCAGCAGTAGAAATTGCTACACCAGTATTAGCTTGAGAGAATGCTGCTTGTCCTATGGTTTCGGTATTTGCTCTTGAAAACGCTGCTGTAGCAATTGTTACTCCAGTATTAGCTTGAGAGAATGCTGCTTGTCCTATGGTTTCGGTATTTGCTCTTGAAAACGCTGCTGTAGCAATTGTTACGCCAGTATTAGCAACACCATATGCTGCAGTAGAAACTGTTACGCCAGTATTAGCAACACCATATGCTGCAGTAGAAACTGTTACTCCAGTATTAGCAACACCATATGCTGCAGTAGAAACTGTTACGCCAGTATTAGCCTGACTAAATGCAGCTTGACCTATATTTTCTGTATTTGCTCTAGCAAATGCAGCTTGACCAATTGTTACTCCAGCGTTAGCTTGAGTAAACGCAGAGTTAGCCTTACCAAATGCAGCTTGACCTATAGTTACTCCAGTGTTAGCCTGACTAAATGCAGAGTTAGCCTGACTAAATGCAGCTTGACCGATTGTTACTCCAGTGTTAGCCTGACTAAATGCAGAGTTAGCCTGACTAAATGCAGCTTGACCGATTGTTACTCCAGTGTTAGCCTGACTAAATGCAGAGTTAGCCTGACTAAATGCAGCTTGACCGATAGTTACTCCAGTGTTAGCCTGACTAAATGCAGCTTGACCTATAGTTACTCCAGTATTTGAGTTATTGTAAGCAGAGTTAGCCTGACTAAATGCAGCTTGACCTATAGTTACTCCAGTGTTAGCCTGACTAAATGCAGAAATACTTAAATCCGTAAAGTATGTTCCATGTTGGCCATCAAGTAAATCTGCATTAAGGTTTGATACGTTAGTATTAGATACAACAGAAAAAGGTGCAGTACCATTTGCAACCGAAAAACTAGGAGTAGTTAATAACGCATTACTTGCTAATACAACAGTACTTCCTGTTCCAGTTCTTCCAGAAATCATTGAAGACGTAACTGTATTGCTATCCCCAGTAGAAATTAATGTTCCAGTATTTCCAGGTAAAGTTAATGTCGCATTATTTGCAATTGCATTTGTTTGGATATTAATATATCCACTAGAAGAACCGTTTAATGTTATGATTTTTCCGCTATTTAATGCAATATTTTCTGAACTAGTCCACGCATTAGCAGTTCCGCCAACCCAGTTAAGAGTTTTGTCAGTCGTTCCTTTAATGGTAATACCGCCACCATTAGCTGTATTATCAGAAGCAGCGCTAATACTAGCGTCAAATGCTCCTGGAATTTGACTATTTCCACTTAATATTAATTTATTGTTAGCAGAATCAATAGATAAAATAGTTGCGCCACCTGCAGGAGAACCAGTACCTGCATTTATTTTTATGATAGTCATGCCTGGAATCAACCCAACAACAGTATTTGAGCCAGATATTAGTACTGTTGCATTTGATGTAGAAGTCGCATATAATTGTATATTAGCAATAGCTACTACATCGCCTAAAGTTATATTTTTATCATCAATTGATAATGTATTTGTATTTAAAGTTGTTGTTGGTCCATTTACAGTTAAACTTCCAGAAATAACAACATCACTACCAAATGAAATATTATTATTAATTTTATTATTAATATAATCATACAAGAATGTATTAGCTCCATCTAATTCATTCTTTGTTGTTATTTTATTAAATACAGTTGGATTATCAACATCTCTTAATTGCCATTCTTTTCCTGCATTATACCATCTAAATATAGCATTAGCTCCACTATCTACTGATCTATTTACTATAATTTCCGTATTTCCAGTAATAGTTGAGCCTGTATTGGATTGGAATATATACTGGCTTGAATCTGTTACCGTCGCTCCATAGTTTATAAATGTTCCAGTAACATATAGATTTGACGTTGATAGTGTATCTATAGAAGCATTAGTCGCAAAAATTGTATTATTTACTTTTAAAATATTAGTAAATATATTTGAACTTGAAATACTTGTATTAGAAACAATTGATCCATCTGTGAAAATTGAATTTGCATTTGTTGATTTAATTGTATTATAAAATACAATATTTCCAGATAAATATGTGTTATCGTTTAAATATGTATTTCCAGAAGTAGAAATAGTTCCGGTTAAACTTGTATTACCAGCTAATGTTGTATTACCAGAAGCATATGTGTTTCCAGTTAAACTTGTATTACCAGCTAATGTTGTATTACCAGAAGTAGAAATAGTTCCGGTTAAAATTGTATTCCCTGTTAAACTAGTATTTCCAGAAGTAGAAATAGTTCCGGTTAAAGTTGTGTTACCTGTTAAACTTGTATTACCAGTCAATAAAGCAGAAATAGTTCCTGATAATGTTGTGTTTCCTGTTAAACTTGTATTACCAGATAAAGTTGTATTACCGGAAGCGGAAATAGATCCTAATAATGCTGTATTTCCTGTTAAACTTGTATTACCAGCTAATGTTGTATCCCCCGAAGTGGAAATAGTTCCAGTTAAACTTGTATTACCAGCTAATGTTGTGTTCCCAGAAGTAGAAATAGTTCCTGATAATGTTGTATTCCCTGTTAAACTTGTATTTCCAGAAACAGATACTAATCCGATTAAGATAGTATTACCGGATAGATTTGTGTTCCCAGATAAAGTTGTATTACCAGAAGTAGAAATAGTTCCTGATAAATACACGTTACCCGAAGCATATGTATTTCCAGATAAACTAGTATTTCCAGTTAAACTTGTATTTCCAGTCAATAAAGCAGAAATAGTTCCTGATAATGTTGTGTTTCCTGTTAAACTTGTATTACCAGATAACGTTGTATTTCCGCTTAAACTAGTTCTTCCGGTTAAGCTTGTATTACCTGATGTAGAAATAGTTCCCGATAAATATACATTACCCGAAGCATATGTATTTCCGGTTAAACTTGTATTACCAGAAGTAGAAATAATTCCAGATAAAGTTGTGTTACCTGTTAAATTAGTATTTCCAGCTAATGTTGTATTACCTGAAATAGATACTAATCCAGATAGATTTGTATTACCAGCTAATGTTGTATTTCCAGAAGTAGAAATAATTCCAGATAAATATACATTACCCGAAGCATATGTATTTCCGGTTAAACTGGTATTACCAGAAGTAGAAATAGTTCCTGATAATGTTGTGTTTCCAGTTAAACTTGTATTACCAGCTAATGTTATGTTACCAGAAGCAGATACTAAGCCATTTAAATAAGTTTTATCAGAAAGATATGTGTTACCAGAAGCATATGTATTACCAGCTAAACTAG